GGACGCGACACCTACCTCCCTGACCTCGAAACCACAGCCGGATCCTACCCAAATTACTCGGCCTCGCCCGGAACCCTCGACGCTACCGTCATGGCTTTCGGAGATCGACTGGACCTCCGCCACATCGGTGGCGCCGAAGTCTGGGAGAACATCGGGGCAGTCGAACTCAACGCCAGCGCTACAAGCGGGCTTGACCTACAGGCAGTGGCAAGAACCAGAGGCGGAAGCGCCAAATTCGCTCAACGACTTTCGGAGCGGGTGGTAGAGGACCTGAAGGTGGAACCCTCTCCAAGCTGTGGGGTGTGGCAAATTGGAGGGCGTGCGAAGCGGAAGACCGCCAAGATTGGTGAACCGCTGACCGCCCGTAATGTCATATACGATGGAGCGGTGTCGGCGATGGTGTCGTCCACGCTGTCCCAACCCTACGGCGAGATGATCAAGCAGTCAGAGGGTGACATTCAGATTGGCCACACCGCAGTGCGTGGCGGTGCCGCTAAGGATGCGGCGATTAGTGAAGAGCACGTTATTGAGAACGAAATTGACCACCGGAGGTTTGGATTCCGAATTACAGAACCCTTACTCGTAGCGGCTTTTGGCCTCATACGCGCAAGCCTCCCCCCGGGCCCAGAATTTGACAATCGCATTCTGCATGAGATGTCCAAAGTCATAGTCAAGACGCTCATCCTCCCAGGAGGATGGATATATCAATGGACATTCGGCAATCCATCAGGGCCGTGGACCTCGATATTGGATTCCCTATGTAACTGGCTCGCCACCTCAGCGACCCTAATGCAGCTCGGCGTGAAGAAGTCCGAGTTTACACTATGGGTGTACGGCGATGACACGCTGATTGGCTTTAAGAAATGGCGCGCGTGGCGTCCGAACAGTAAGATTCAAGGCATGCTACGCGACCAGTTTGGGATATTACCTGGTGACTCATCATATGGGTCGCTCTCGTCTTGGGGCGATGAACCTGGAGCTACCTTCTTGGGGTGTTGGATGAAGGATGGGCAGTATGGAAGGCCACTGAACAAGTGGCTCGACGTATCGGTCCTCCCGGAGAAGAACACACCTGGGCTGGCGGCTCAGATGAAACGCACATCATACTTGAGCGCCGCTGCTGTCTGCACCAGCGACAACCGAATGTACTTTGAGAGTTACTTCGAGTGGATCAACAGCCAGATGCCATGGTTCGCTCAATATCCGAAAGGTGAGGTAACAAACATCGTCAACGACATGGCCAACGCCGCACAACAGAAATTCATGGATCGTGGAGTCGATACTCGCGAGTGGGAAGGGGGAAAGAAGGTCCGAGCAGAGGACACGAAATCCCCATTCACAAACCCTGGCAGATTCGACGATCAAGCGGCTGAGGCAGCTAACCAAACCCTCCTACGCGCCAATTGGCTGGCAAACCCGCCGGGAGGGGGACGCCGCCGACCCTCTATATTTGGTTTCAATGTCCAGAGGCTCGAACCCGGGCGACTAGCCCAATACCGTTTCCCACAATACTCCATCCTCCGCAGGGCCACGGCGTAGAACGCACGCCGACCCATGCAAACG